CTGACTATGAAATGATGGACCGAGATCCTATTATATCATCTGCATTAGATATCTATTCCGACGAGTCTACATTAGCAGATCAATTCGGCGAAATTCTAACTATTAAAACAAATAATACTAGAATTCAAAAGATACTTTATAATTTATTTTATGATGTACTTAATATTGAATTTAATCTGTGGACATGGATTAGAAACATGACAAAATATGGAGATTTCTTTTTAAAATTAGATATTGCAGATGAGTATGGTATTATTAATGCACGTCCATTTTCTAGTTATGAAATTGAAAGATTTGAAGAATTTGATGAAGCTACTGGCGAATATAATATAAAATTTCGTCATGTAGCAAATCAACAAGAAGAATATGATGTATTTGAAATAGCACATTTTCGTATGTTATCGGATTCTAACTTTTTACCATATGGTAGATCTATGTTAGAAGGAGCTCGTAAGGAATTTCAAAAATTAACAATGTTAGAAGATGCAATGCTTATACATCGTATAATGCGTGCGCCAGAAAAACGTATTTTTAAAGTTGATATCGGTAATATTCCACCAAATGAAGTTGATAGCTTCATGGAACAAATTATCAATAAAATGAAAAAAATTCCACATATCGATCCACAAACTGGAAATTATAATCTTAAATTTAACATCAACAACATGTTAGAAGATTACTATTTACCGGTTCGAGGCGGCCAATCATCAACTACTATCGATACATTACCAGGTATGACATTTACCGGAATGGATGATATTGAATATGTTAAACATAAAATGATGGCTGCTCTTAAAATACCTAAACCATTTTTAGGATATGATGAAGGTGTTGAAGGTAAATCTACATTAGCATCAATGGATATACGGTTTGCTAGAACAGTAGAACGTATACAAAAAATTGCAGTATCCGAATTAGCAAAAATTGCAATTGTACATTTATATGCACAAGGATTTGAAGGAGAAGATTTAGTTGGATTTGAACTAGAATTAACAGCTCCATCTATAGTATACGATCAACAAAAAGTTGCTTTAATGACTGAAAAAGTTAATTTAGCAAACACGATGAAAGACATGAAACTTGTTTCGGATCGATACATATACGAATATATCTTTAATATGTCAGAAGACCAATGGCTTCAAGAAAGAAATGATGTTATTGAAGATCTTAAACTAAGATTCCGACAAAATCAAATTGAACAAGAAGGAAATGATCCTGCAGTAACAGGTGTGTCATATGGCACTCCTCATGATTTAGCTACGGTTCATATGTCAAGTAAAGATGTAGAAGAAAAAGATAAAGGCGGCCGACCACCCGAAGGAATTAAATTTGGACAACATAAAAATGCATTAGGTTGGGATCCAATTGGAATTAAACAGATACGTCAAGAATTAGATCCGGAAAATCAAAAAACAACGTTTATGCCAGATCCAAAACGATTTAAAACGAGTCAAACATCTGTACGCACTGAGAATATTATAAAAAATATGCCTATAAAAAAGACTACTGGTATTATAACAGAAACATTTAAAACTATTTCACATACAGATCCAGATACCGGTACAATGTTAGATGAAAACAACATTTTATAATTATAAACATATTTATTTAAAATTAAGGCAAAGCATAATACAATGAAGAAATTAAAACATTCAAAGTATAAGAATACGGGTATATTGTTTGAAATGTTAGTGCAAAAACTAACCTCTGAGACATTGTCTTCTAATAAATCTATTACAGTAGATATAATTAAAAAATATTTTGGAAAAAATACTGAACTATCTAAAGAATTACATTTATATAACTCATTATTAAAAGAACAATTCAAAACAGAAGCTCGAGCATTTGATTATATACGTACTATAAAATTAGCACATGGTAAATTAAACCAAAGTGTTTTAAAACGACAGCGATATAATCTTGTTAAAGAAATTTCAGACAAATTTGTTTTTGAAAATATGTCAAAAATTCATATTAATAATTATAAAGTATTAGCTTCAATTAATATGATTTTTGAACATGAAGAAACAGATAATCCTAAACAAATAATGGAATGCAAACATGTTATTATAGATAATGGATTGTTAACTGAACGTATATCTAAACAAAAAGATCCGGTACTAGAAAAATTCGAATCACAACCAAAAGATGTACGATTATTAACTTATAAATTATTAGTAGATAAATTTAATAACAAATATTCTGGATTAACTGAATCGCAAAAACAATTATTAAATAAATACATTACAAATGTTAATGATACTACAGTATTGCGAGAATATGTACAAAAAATTATTCCGGTAATTAAAAAACAACTTTTAGAACAATCTAAACTAATTAATGATAAAGTTGTTAAAATAAAAGTAGAAAAGTTATCAGAAATGTTATGCAATGTAGAAAATTTAAAAACTATTAAAGAATCTCATATATTATCATTACTTAGATATTTTGATTTAATTCGAGAATTAAAGGATTTACATTCATGAAATCTTTTTTACAACAAATAGAAAATAAGTTTTTTGAATTACAAGAAACCGTAGATAAAGGCCAAGATGATATTATTCGTGATGCTAGTGACGATGATGCCAATAATACATCTGTTAGTGAAATGGATTCAGAAGAACTAGATGAAATAAGTACTACAGGTGGGGTTGCTGGGTATAATACACCCGGGGCATTTACTACGGATAAAAAATTCAAAAAGAAAAAATTTACATGGGCCGGCGGACAAGTTAATGAATCAGCTCCACCGGTATCTAAAAAACATGTACCAGGTCATTATCAAATAGTAGAATTCGATGAAGAAATACAAAATGATAAATTTTCTTTTTCACTTGATGATGAAGATTGGTGGCATAAAAAAATGGAATATCCTTCAATTAATTTAACTCAAAGTCCTGGTACTTCAAATAAAAAAGATCATGATCAAAAAACAAAACATAACCTAGGTGAAATGATAGATTCTAAATATATGGAACTTATTGAAAGTTATCGAAACTTTGCAAATGGAGATTCAAAAAAATCTCCTGAACAGAAAGTAAAATCTACTATACAAGAAATTGCTAAAAAACTTCAAGAAATTGAAACATTAGTTAAATATAATAGTAAATTAAAAACCGAATCCGGTGTTACATCTAAAGTATATGGACCTAGTACAACAAAAGCATTAACAAAAATATCAGAACGATTAATAAAAATATCAGAGCGAGTAAGATCATTAGGAGAATAATATGTCAAAACAACTAATAGTAGAATATATGCCATTTAAGCCAATTGGTTCGTTAAACGAATCATCTGGTGCCGCATATGGGATACCTGGTGGTTTTGTTGTTCAAGGAGTTTTACAGAGAGCAGGCGCTAAGAATCAAAACGGCCGAGTATATCCTAAACATATATTGGAACGAGAATGTAAACGATATCAAATGGAATATATTGATCAACATAGAGCATTAGGAGAATTAGATCATCCAGAGTCATCTGTTGTTAACTTAAACAACGTATCACATAATGTTTTAAAGATATGGTGGGATGGTGATGATTTAAAAGGGGCTGTACAAATTTTAGATACACCATCAGGTAATATTTTACGTTCTTTATTTAAAGCTGGAATTACATTAGGAATTTCATCTAGAGGATTAGGAAGTGTTAAAGAATTACGAAATGAAGGTGTTGTAGAAGTACAAGAAGACTTTGAATTAATTTGTTGGGATTTTGTTTCTAATCCATCAACACATGGTGCTTTTATGCGACCAACACATATGAATGAATCGGTAAATAAAAATAATGTTAAACTAAATAAATACGCAAGTGTGCATGAAATAATTACATCTATACTTTGCGAAGATGGAAAATGTAGGATATAATTATGATATTTAAACAAGACAATTTAAATCGAATCATGTCGATATTAAATGAATCAGAAGAAAAAATTAATGTATTTAAAGATCAACCTGCTCCATTAACGACAGAAGATAAAAGATACTTTGCGGAATCTATAAGCAGATATTCGCAATTAGGCGAAATAATGTATGGTAAAAAACAACTTCAAGAAGCTGTAAATCATATTGCTAAGTTAGTAGAAACTGCAACACGTATGATATCAGAATCTGATGATGATATGGTTGAAAAGGTAGCTGCTGGAAGGCATATAAAAACATTATCAGAAGCGGTAAAAGAACTTCAGAAGTCAGCTAACGAAGTTATGATACATGAGCGTCGAATGGCCGCTGCATATGAAGATATTGCTACTGGTTTACAGAAATATTACGACGTTGGATAATTTGGATTAGTGATATTAATTTATTATATTAAGGTATATAATGGACAATTTAAAAAAATTATATAAAGATTTTTTCGGACTTCGGGAAGCGGTTACTGGTAAAATAGAAACATCTGATCCTAACCAAGCAGAAGAAATGGCTAAAAAAGGAATACATGTTAAACTAGTTAAACAAGATTTAACTACAGAATCTGAATTAGATGAAGCTGAACTCTTAAATCATATGGAAGATTATAGAGGTGGTATAGAATATGTAATTTCAGATCCGGCACAAGCACAAGCAACAGCTGACGATATTCGGCAATGGGCAGAAAAAAAAGGTTTTAAAGTAATAAAACAATCCGTATCTTCTTCTGGTAAAGTTGGGTATTTTTATTTTAGATTAGGTGAAAATCCATACAAAGAATCTAAAAAAATACAAGGATATATTTCACAATTACCAATAGTTAAACATTTCCGATTTAATGTTCGAGGACAACAATCAGTTAAAAAAGAAAACCCAAATATATAATTTATGAGTAAAAAACAAAAACAACATCAAATGATTTTGCCAGGAAATCCATTAGGAGTAAAAGTAGTTGGTACTAATAAAGAAGATTTAGCTTCTGCAATTAAAACCTGGAAACGAAAAGTTAAAGCATCTAATATTTTAGAAACTATAAAAGATCGAAAAGAGTATACAAAACCAACTGTTGTTAGACGTAAAGAGAAAATAGATGCAATTTATATGCAAAAAATTAAAGATTTGCATAATAAATAAAATCTTATACGTTAACATTTGTGACATAGCAAATAAGTCCTAAATTAAGCCTCAACAAAAAAGTTGGGGCTTTTTTACTGTTTTTTATTTTTGATTATATATATTATAGAATACGCTATCAATTTTGTCTTATATAGCGTTTAAAAAAATATTTATTTCTATTAAGATTCTAAATAATCTTATTTCCAAAACAAAAAATTTAAGGAGAAAAAACGTATGGCAAAATCTGATTTGCTAAAACAAGCAATCGCTGACGCAAATGCTGTTAAAGAAACTGCATTAGCTAATGCAAAAATTGCGTTACAAGAAGCTTTCGCACCTAGATTAGAAAGAATGTTATCAACAAAACTTTCTGAAGAACTAGAAGATGAAGAACCAGTTGAAGACGAAGATGAAAATTTAATGGCTGGTGATGATTCTGAAATGCCAGAAGATGAATTAGGCGTTGATGCTGGAAACGCAGGTGCTGGAGAAGATGTTGGTGACTTATCAATTGATGTTAACAACGATGGAGAGTTTGATGAATTTGACATTATGTCACGAGAACCAATGGCAGGCGACGAAGAAGAAATCAATCCGGAAGATGAATACGAAGAAGGTGATGATTTAGAATTAGAATCTATTATTCGTGAATTAGAAGGCGATTTACAAGAAGATGCTGATGTTGATCCAGAAGAAGAAATGATGGATGAAGGTGATTATGGTCATGATGAATCTGAAGATTTAGACGAAGATATTGATTCGATCATTGAAGCTATTTTAAGAGAAGAAGAAATTGATGCTGAAGGGGAAGTAGATGTACCAGCTGGAACATCAGGTGAAGTTGAAGATTTGAAAACTGAAATGGCTGAAAAGGAAGAAGAATTGCAAGAAGCATATCGCACAGTTAAAAAACTTAATGCAATTATCAATGAAGTTAATCTTCTTAATGCAAAACTTCTTTATACCAACAAATTGTTCCGCAATTTTGAATTAAACGAGTCTCAGAAAATGAAAGTTATTGAAAACTTTGATAGAGCTGGGAACACACGAGAAGTAAAATTAGTATTTAGTACATTAGCTGAATCATTTACTCGTCCTGCAACTAAGAAAAGAGTAGTAAAAGAGTCTTATGCGTCTAAACCGACACAAACTACGGCTCCTAAATCTGCTCCGATTCTTAATGAAGGATTTGAATTAGCTAACAGATGGAAAAAATTAGCAGGATTGCTATAATTTAAAAAGGAAAGAAAAAATGAGTATTTCAAACTTATTACAAACAAATGATTTTGTGCAAAGAAATCAAGCAAAAGCTTTGCAATCAAAATGGGAAAAAACGGGACTATTAGAAGGTCTTAAGGGTGAAACTGAAAGAGCAGGTATGGCTCAATTGCTTGAAAACCAAGCTCGTCAGTTAGTAAAAGAAGCTTCACAAACAGGTACGGCTCAAGGATCTGAAGAGTGGGCTGGTGTAGCACTTCCATTGGTACGTCGTATCTTTGCTGAATTTGCTGCAAAAGAATTCGTATCAGTTCAACCAATGAACTTGCCATCAGGTCTTATTTTCTACCTAGACTTTAAATATGGTACAGCTCAGCCAGGATTTGATAATGATAATTTAAACAGAACAGGCGATCCATTTAGTTCTCCAAATGCCGATGATTCATTATTCGGTGTTACAACTACAGCAAATGATCCATCAGGAGGTCTTTATGGAGCAGGTCGTTTCGGATATTCACTTAATAACACCGCATCTGCAGTAACTCCAGTAGCTGCTACATTAACAACTGCATCAGTTAATGCTGATACAGCATATACAGACGCTGGTGGATATAAATTATTAAATGTACCAGTACCAACTAATGCTGATTTATATGCAGTTCGTTCTTGGACATTTACATCTGCTTCTGTAGAAATTATTCCGGTACAAGCATTCTCTACAATTAACAGTAACTACACAGCATCGTTTGTTGTTACTACAGCTCAATCTGCATCATTAGCATTAGCATCAACACTTAACTTCTCTTTACAGCCATCTGATATTACACGTGGTGACTTTGAAGATAAAAATCCATTTAAAGGATCTTCTGCTAATACAGGTATTAATACTGGTGTTGATATTGATATCCCAGAAATTAACCTTGAAATGCAATCTGAGCCAATTGTTGCTAAGACTCGTAAATTGAAAGCAGTTTGGACTCCTGAGTTCGCTCAAGACCTTAATGCTTATCATTCAATTGATGCTGAAGCTGAATTAACTTCAATGTTGTCTGAGTATGTATCAATGGAAATTGATCTTGAAATACTAGATATGTTGATTGCTGCAGCTCCAACAACTGAATACTGGTCAGCTCGTAATAACACAATTTATGATTCTGCTAATGGTACATTTACTAATTTAGCTGCAGGTACTGCTACTACGTTAGGTGATGGTTTCTATAACACTCAAGGCGGATGGTTCCAAACATTAGGTACTAAACTTCAAAAAGTATCTAACAAAATCCACCAAAAAACTTTAAGAGGTGGTGCTAACTTCCTTGTAACATCTCCTGCAGTTGCAACTATCCTTGAGTCTATCCCAGGATTTGCTGCTGATACAGATGGTAACAAAATGGAATTTGCAGCTGGTGTACAAAAAATTGGTGCAATCAATAACCGTTACACAGTTTACAAAAATCCTTACATGAAAGAGAATGTAATCCTTATGGGATTCCGTGGTTCTCAGTTCCTTGAAACAGGTGCTGTATTTAGTCCATACATTCCACTTATCATGACTCCATTGGTATACGATCCAGTTAACTTCACTCCACGTAAAGGTGTTATGACACGTTACGCGAAGAAAGTAGTTCGTTCTGAATTCTACGGAAAAGTATACGTACACGGATTGAATTCAATTTAATCTTTGTAAAAGTTAGGTAAAAGAAAAGGGTAGTCGAAAGGCTACCCTTTCTTACTGTTTGGATATTTATATAAAAGAATGTGATTAATATATGGCAGTAGAACGACATAAATATTCAATGCAAGCGGTAATCAGATATGACGGCCGACTTGTAGACGTACTAGATAGAATACGGGCAATTAGATTAGTATTAATGGTTCATATAGAAAAAGATTTAGGAACCGATCGAGAATTAGTTACAATTAAAGTTATGACACCATATCCTGCTAGAAAAACATTTCAAGCTATTAGACAAATGTGTTTAGGTAAAATTGAAACATTAAAGGATATGAATCTTCAAGAATCTACACTCACAAAATTATTTTAATAAGTTATTTATATTATGGCAGCATTATCAAACAAGGAAAAAACACCTCCAAAAAATGACATTAAGTTTTCAATAACATTGTCAGAAGAACAAAAAACAGCAAAAGCAAAGATATTAGAAACGCCGTTTAATTTTATATTAGGTAAAGCCGGTTCTGGAAAAACATTATTAGCAGTTCAAATTGCATTAGATATGTTTTTCAAACGAAGAATAAATAAAATTATCATAACACGTCCGACAGTATCAAACGAAGACAACGGTTTTTTACCAGGATCATTAGCAGAAAAAATGGATCCGTGGTTGGTACCAATTCGTAGCAATATGCGTAAAGTATATAACAAACCAGAATTGTTAGACAAAATGGAAAAGGAAGAAAATATTGAATTAGTTTCATTAGCACACTTCCGAGGACGTACATTTGATAATGCAGTTTGTATTGTAGATGAATTTCAAAACTTAACAAAACAACAATTACAAATGGTTTTGTCACGGTTAGGTAAAGACAGCATTATGATATTAACAGGTGATAGATATCAGATAGATTTAAAATTTAATAATGATTCTGCAGTGCATGAAGTACCTAAAATTAAACCTTCGAGATTTGTTAATGAAATTATTTTAACTGATAATCACCGACATGAAGCTTTAGAAGAAATTTTAAACTTACTAAATGAAAAGTACTAATATTTATATGTAAAGGAGATATACAATGGATTACTCAGAAGATAGACCAATATGGCCCGGAAGTTCATCATTCGCTCCGGGAGATACTCCATTTGGATTTTTTGATGCAGATCCATTATTTCAACAACAAGCAGATAGTTTTGCAAAATTCGCAGCACAACATGTTGGATATCCTATTATGGACGTTGAATTAATTGATTTAAATTTTTATACAGCATTTGAAGCTGCTGTTGTAGAATATTCAAATCAAGTTAATCAAGTTAATATCGTTAATAATCTAGTAAATACATTAGGTGT